TAAGGCTCCCCTAATTTTTTCTATAGGATAATAAAGCCTAGTGTTACTTGACATCTAGAGAACTAAATATTTCGGTATCTATACTATGTATATGTATTACCAGGGAAAGTTTTCTCCTAAGAATTATAAGAAGTACAAAGGTGATCCAACAAACATCATTTATAGATCATCTTGGGAATTGACTTTCATGAAATATTGTGACACTAATCCCAATGTGTTGGAATGGGGTAGTGAAGAAATTGTCATACCATACAAGTCTCCTCTAGACAACAGATATCACAGATACTTTGTAGACTTTTATATTAAGGTCAAAGAAAAGACTGGTGTGATAAAAAAATATTTGATCGAGGTAAAACCAAAGAAGCAAACTATTGCTCCTAATCAGAACCCAAAAAGAAAAACAAAGTATTGGAAGCAAAGTGTATTTGAATATGTAAAGAATGTTGCTAAGTGGGAAGCTGCAAAAGACTGGTGTGAAGATAGATCCATGACGTTTAAAATTCTAACCGAAGAGGATCTTGGATTATGAAACCGTCTGAAATAATTAAGAACCAAATCAAGACAGAACTTGGTGGCAGGTTTCAATCACAAGCATGGTATAGAACCAGATTGTTTGAGGAACTTTCCAAAACACAAAATGAATATAATGATAGTGACTTTACAGATACATATGGTATAGAACTTGGTAAAATATATTACTTCAGTTACACTGCAAAGTTTCCTGATCGATATCCTTGGTACGATAGATATCCATTTGCAAAACTTACCAGCATTGATCCTAAGACTGGATTAATCTATGGATTAAACTTTCATTACTTAGATCCTAGCATCCGTGGTTTCATTGCTGAAGGATCAGTTGACTCTGACATTCCTGTTCCACAAAAATGTTTCCACTCATATTACAGTGCAGGTATTGATCAGATATATAGAGTACCAGATGAAGATGTAAGAGGGTCGGCTCAGTTCGTCACCGACTTGTTTGTCAATAAATATGATCAAAGAGTAAAACCTAACAAAGTGTGGTCTAGCTAATGGCAGTTGCAGGAACAGTAAGGGTTAAAGTACTTCTTGAAGAAAATGATGCCAAAAGATTTTTTCTTGGTTCTAATTATGCTGAAGTATTTGTTGACAACAATACAGGTAAAATTGTTGCTGTAGGAGATCAATATCAATTAGGTGTTACTGATATCAATGCTACTAACAATTTTTTGAAGAAGGCAGATGGTATTGAGCTTTTAAACAAATACAAAGACCAAATAAATCCTAAGTTAAAACAATACAATAACAATTGGGAATATACAGATGCTACAGCAGTCATTGCTGACGATGCATTATATACAAAGAAAACCGAACAAATTTCAAAAGATCTTTTAAACACAGATAGAGGGTCATTCAATTTTGTAAACGATCAAAACAAAGCGTTTGAAAAGTTAAAGACTCTAGAAAAACCATCAACCAAAAATCAAGTTATTGTTTTCCCCTCAGACTTAATTGCTAGAGGAAATGGTGGCGTATCTTATTCTCAAGATACCATCAGAATTAAAGCTTTACAATACATTCCACCACAAAGGGACATTTTAAGAGGTAGAAGAAATACCAATATTTACGACAGAGGTATTTTAAGCAACAATCAATTCCTAAATGATCTAGAAAAAGATTATAAGTATGAGGGAGAAGTTATTTTACCAATGCCCCTCTCAATCAGAGATGCCGTTGGTGCTGAATGGGGTGTCGGTGCATTAAACACTTTAGCATTAGGTTTGTTTAGTTCTGTTCGTGATAAATATGAGCCTGGTGGTCTTGGTTCTGCTGGAGCACTACTACGCACAGGTTTTAAAGGTTACTCGGGAGTGGAAGCTTGGGCTGCTCTAGCGGATGCATTCGTAAATGCTCCAGGTGAAGGTGCATTGAAACAACAAATCCTAAATGATTTGTCCTCTGAGATCGTAGGTAAGCTAGGGATTCAAGTTGATCCTCTTCAAGTTTTATCAAGAGCCACTGGTTCTGTTGTGAATAATAATGCTGAGTTGTTATTCAGAGGACCTAAACTAAGATCCTTTGACTTCTCTTGGAAATTATCTCCAAGAAGTGCAGAAGATTCAAAGCGCATCAGACAGATGGTTCGCTTCTTTAAAATAAATAGTTTACCTAGTGTAAGCACCACTGGCACAATTTTCATGCAGACTCCTAACGTCTTCATTGTTGAATATAAGAAGTCAAACAACGAACGCAATGAAGCATTGCCCCAACCAAAAGTTTGTGCCCTCTTAGATTTCCGTGTTGATTATACTCCTGATGGTGTTGGTTGGGCAGCTTATGGTGATGATTCTCAACCAGTAACTAGTGTGATTAGTGCAGTGTTCCATGAATTAACACCACTATTTGCCAATGAGTATGCAAACCAATCAGCAGATAGCGTAGGATTCTAATGTCTTATTTCAGATACTTACCAAACTTACAGTACCCATCTCTCAGAAATGAGAGAACTTCTTCTGGTGATTATACCACCATCAAAAATCTTTTCAAAAGAGCAAAGATTCGTGATGATCTAATTAACATCTTTACTGCGTTTGATAAGTATCAAATCGTTGGTGATGATCGTCCAGATGCTGTAGCAGAAATTTTGTATGGAGATCCTTCCTATGATTGGATCATCTTAATTATCAACAACATTCAAAACGTAAGAGATGATTGGCCCTTAAGTCAAGCAGATCTAAATTTATATCTCAATCAAAAGTATACTCCAGAAGAACTTGCTCAAATTCATCACTATGAAACTAAAGAAGTAGTTGCTAATAACTATGGCATCATTCTTCCAGCAGGTCTTGTAGTTGATTCAGACTTCACAGTAACATACTCAGATGGTTATTCATTAGTTGAAGATACAAACTGTATAGAATCAGTTTCAAATTACGAATACGAACTCAGAAAGAATGATGATAAGCGAATCATTTACACATTGAGATCAGAATATATTAGTCTTGTAGAAGAGAATCTAAGAGATGTATTTGCTAATGAACCATCATCTGAATATGTTGATGTAAGAACCTTAAAGACTGCCAATCCTAGAAGGGCATAAAAAAGGAGGCTTGCGCCTCCTCGTTTATCAGAACTCTTCAGCGAGTTTTTGGAAGTAACTCAGGTCATCATCGTCATCGACAGAAGAAGACTTACTTGAAGAGAGACTGCTCAGTTCGGAACGAAGATCAGAAGTCAGTTCTCGGGCAGAACCACGATCTTCATCTTCATCATCAAAAGATTCATCACGCTTGGCAGGAGCAGTAGAACTGTTTCCAAGAACAACATTCAGACGATCCTTAAGTTGTTCGTAGGTCTTGAACTGATCACCACCAGTGATCTCAGCGAGAGAATACTCTTTGCGCCAGATAGCTTCTAGTGCATCATCATCACCATCAAGCAGTTCACTGGGACGGGCAAACTCAGAGGAGTCGTAGTTCCAGTAACCAGCAACCTTCTTGATCTTCAGTTTGAAGTCAGCACCTTGCCAGAAGTCGAAGGGGTTCAGTGCTTCTTCATCCTCAAACTCAGGATTCATGGCAGCTTCGATCTTGTCAAAGATCTTCTTACCGAACTTATAGAGGAAGACTTTACCTTCGTTCTGGGGATTAGCAGGATCCTTTACGACATAGATGTTTGCGTAGTAGGAAAGTTTACGCTTGCGCTGACGCACAATTTCTTTGTTGGCATCGATGCCACTGTTCCAGAGGAGGGTATTAGCCTCACAGACAGGACACTTACCACCGACACTAGTGAGGCAGTTGTCAATCAGCCAACCACCAGTTCCTTGGAAGGCATGGTTGTACATCTTTGCCCAGGGAATATCTTCACCTTCGGGGGCAGGGAGAAAACGAATTACTGCATAACCATTACCAGTTTTATCTACTTCGGGCTTCCACAGACGGTCATCAGAGTTGCTGTTGGAAGCACTGCTATTCAGTTTTTCAACCTCCTTTTGAAGTTTGGCAGTCAAACTACCGAGGGAGGATTGCTTTTTAAGGTTGGAAAAGGACATTGGATACGTTGGATGTCTTTGGATTTGGTCTTTGGTAATCTAGCAGAGCTACTGCTCTTTGTCAAGTAGCTCTTCAAGTTTTAGTATCTCGGATTCCAAGTGGTCAAATATTTCACGCATGTTCATGTGACTTGGCATACCGAGCTTTGCTGATGCCTTAAGCATCTTTTCAATTAATTCCTTTGCGTCAGGATCGTCTGATAAGGAAAGTCTTGTGTGAAGAATTTTTTGCTTGTCTATAAGATCTTTCACCAATTGAATATGGTGCTTTTTCTCCTCATAGTCATATGCAAAATAATTCATGGTGCTTTGATAGACGCGCTTTTGCAAAGCACCAATAAGATCTATTTCTTTCTGTACGATTTCCGAATCAAAGAAATCACTCATTAGTTTCCGCAGGAGTTTCTACAGGTGCAGAAGCTTCTTCCTTAGGAAGTTCTACTCCTTGTCCCTGGAGATACTCAATGATTCCCTGAAGTTTCAAAGCAAGAGAACGCTTTTCATCAGTTTGTCCTTGAAGACTTTGAATTTCAGAAATCAAAGTTTGTTGTTGTTCAACACAAGCTTTCAAGTGTTGCTGCTGTTCAGTCAGTTCCATTCAGAATTTTCTCCTTTAAAATCGTTTTGAATGTTGATGGGTCGATGTTCAAGAACGGTCGATACTTTTTAATTTTTAGGCTGTAGAACTCCCAGATGGGATCGTCTAACAGTCTATCATAATCATCGACATAATGCAAGATCATGTCAAGAATCACAAGTGTCTCAATGGACACCTTATTTATCATGTGCTCTTTGAGAAGTCTGGAGTGATTACCGACCTTACATTTGAGCACATCATCAAGTTTATCATCATCGAATAGATGTGATATATCCTCTCTGAACTTGTAAGTTAACTTTTCTGCTCTAGTTTTCCACTTAACATAATTATCATTTCCAGAGTTAATGATTTCACCAATCCACAATTTCTGGGGGTTGTCACACTCAATAAAGTTTGCAAGAAAGTATTCTTTTATTTCTTGATCACTCTTTTGCCTGGACATTTTTTCAAAGAAATACCTGTCCTTTCTTTTATAGAAAGCCTCTGGCGATGCCTTACTTTTGCCTTGGTACTTGAAGTAATCGTAATTAACTTTGGAGAAATGTTGCTTGAATGCTAAGTAGGTTCTATAGCAATCAACGGGAGTCATTTTAAATCGCAAGTTTCGCTTTGGATGAACGACGAAGATAGTTTAGTTCCATAGCCTCACACCTCAACCTTTCTTTCAAGGGTTTAGATAGAAGCTTCGGAACGCTTTCAAGTTCAATATTGTTTTGGTCACAATACTGAACAATTGCTTCAATGTAATTGATGCCTCCAGTCTTAACAAAAGTTTCAATATCGCTAGAGAACTTTGCTTGACTTAGGAATTTAGTTTTCAATTCTGTTTGTAAGTCATTTACTGTTTCCATACTCCTTTAATTTGTCCTCTACAAATGTTTTAATGTACTTCTTTAGTAATATAATATACTCCTTTTTGTCTCGTTTGTCAAATACTTTTACCTCACCATCAGGAGTTACCATGATAGTAATAAGTTTCTTGACAACACTCTGAGTCATCTCATAGTACATGCAAGCATATGCAACTTCTTGGACAAAATACTGTTGGATCCAAGCTTCGGGTTTAATCTTCTTTGATGTTTTGAAGTCAATGATTGCAAGCTCGCCTTCGTATTCAGCAATACAATCAACGCGCCCAGCGATGCCAAGCACATCACTATATAGACACCTTTCAATTGCGTGAATATTATTTATCTTATCAAGATAAGGCTTAGCCGCATCAAACATGAATTCAATTTCTTCATTGTCATGCACCACTGGTTTGTTTTCCAGATAGTCTTGTGCAGACTTGTGGAAAGAAGTACCTCTTGTTGTAGACTCTTTAATCACCCTGTCAGCTTCTGCATCACCAACACGTTGCCTCCATGTTTTGAAGACTTCGCGGTTGTAATGAGAAGTGACAGAGGTGATTGATGGATAAAGATTCCCTGTAACTGGAGTTGGGTAATAACGATTTCCATCGATGTAAGTTGTCTCCATTTCAGGAAACTCAATATCAAGGTGAGTAAACATTAGAATCCTAGTGCCAATTTGTTAACGATGTAAGACTTAACTAAACCAGATCGGACAATATCTTCAGTACCAAATTCAATGCAGTCAAACTCAGGCATAGCCATAAGAATTTTGGTGAAATCAATGATACCGTTCTTCTCATAAGTTTTTTGCAAATCAGTTTGAGTAGCATCACCACAGAACATGATCTTACAATTCTCACCAACACGGGTGATGATAGAATCAAGTTCGTGGAAGTTCAGGTTCTGACATTCATCAATCAGAAGGATTGCATCATCAAAGGTAGTACCACGAATGAATGAAGTAGACCAGAACGAAATAGTTTCTTGGGTCTTGAGATTGCCATAGAGCATTTCAAACGAAGGATCATCAGGCATCTCGAACATATACTTCACCATGTTCTTATAAGGAATCTGGTAAAGTGCTGCCTTGTCGTCATGATCTCCAGGAAGAAAACCAATCTCTCGGGTAGCAACCAATGACCTTACAATGTAAAGTTTGTTGTAAGGAGTATTGGGATTAAGAACATCTTTCAATGCAAGGTACATAGTGATAAAGGTTTTACCTGTACCAGCAGCACCATAAGCAAAGAGATTTTGTCCACGATTATAAGCGTCAAACAGAACTCTTTGATTATCTGTAAGAGGTTCAATATCAACCAAGAAGTCATCGTTGATAGGCTTCTTGCGACGAAGTTGCTTAGCACTCATGCCAATGCCAACTTGAGAGACTTGCTTTTTTCTTGCCATGTACTTACTTGTAGGGTTTTACTGTGGAGCCTGGGACTTTGCTGACCTTGTGGAGGACTTCATTCCATCCACCATCAGTTTTGTTTTGGAAGTCACCAACCTCACCAACAGAATTTAGTGGGGTTGGCATCTGAACGAGGTTTGGATTGGCTTCAAGGAATGGTTCCCTCTCAGCCATGTACATCCATTTTTCAAAGACCTCATCCGTTTCAGTGTTTCTAAATCGATAAGTGGGCATTTACACCTCCCATTCTAATGCTTTTGCAATGTCAGGAAACTGCTCGGTGAATACATCTTTACATTCAAGAGCAAGATCCATGTGTTCTTTTTGGGTTCCATTGGCAGATCGAAGATTGATATAATGAATCCACGACCTGACAGAACCAGTCATGTAGATACGAGTCGGAGTGCAGAGAGGCAGAACCATCCTAGCACATTCCTTAGCGACTCCGCTATCAAGCATCTGAGAATACAGTGCTTGAGCAGAATCAAACAGGGTTTCCATTTGCTTTTGCAGTCTTTCAACTACAAAACCATCAAGATCGTCAATAGAGTTTTGACGATTCTTATCATCTTGCCGACGAAGTTCAGGAAGTTTGATATCGTTCAAGAAAGATGTGGGAGCATATCGTTGCGAAAATTCTTGATATGTGAAACTCCTATGACGCAGCACTTGGGCTGCGATAGCCCTAGTAGTATTCAACTCCAGAGTCATATATGCGTGTTCAAAAATACTCCAGTGCTGATGTTTGATACAGTATTTCAACAGACCAGCAGAAGTATCAAAATTTAATTGATTACTTGGATTGCTTACCCGTGCAGCATACGAGATTACTTCTTGTGCATTCTTCTCCAGAAGTTCTCCTGCTCCTTGGGTAATTGCAATCAGTTTAACATTACTCATGCGTCCTTGTTGTAGGGATAAAAAGAGACCCTAGTATTATACACCAGGGTCGTCAGGAAGTCAAGTTATTTGGTTTTAAGACCAAGCTTCTGCCTTAGGGTATTAGGATTGTTTGCCAGTCTCTGATAACCTTTACCTAACTCTTGAACCTTAGGATCTTGGACAATAGAAGATCCTAATCTCATACCAGATCTAAGTTTCATTCTATCAAGTAAAGGATTATCACTCTGAACAGTGCCACGAATTCTTTCTTTTTCTTTTTGGGCAATAGCAAGTTTTGGATTTGCCTTTGCCCACTTTTGCATAGGGCTTAGACTCTTGTCAGCATTAATTGAATCAAGTTCTAGCTGTCTTGCAGATTTTTGTGGTCTTGGTGGAATTGGTTTTTGCGGAATTGGTTTTGGTGAAGTTTGAGTTGTTTTTACTGGCTTACCATTAATATTAAATCCACCAGGACCAATGCTCAATCCTCCTAATTGTTGAGTTAGTGATGGCTTTGGTTCTACTTTTGCTGCTGGTTTTGGTGCTGGCTTTGGATCTGCAGCTTGACGATGGATGTCAGCAAGAGTTTGCCCAGGTTGCGGTCTGGGTCCTTTATAACCAGGAGCATTGTAATATGCATTTGGACCTGTAACTTGGTCGTATGCACTAGTTCCTCGAGGATCAATCATGTCACCGATCACTGGGTAATT